CGACGATCCGCATCAGCGACACGCTGGAAACCGCGCTCATGCGCCTGGCCGCCCGCGACGAGCGGTCGCTGAGCGAATACATCCGGCTGACGTTGGAGCGGCATGCGTTTGGGCATGCGGCCAGTGTGATGCATGGCGATGGCAATGTCATCGAGTTCAGTGCATCAGAACGCACTGCCGATGATGTAGGGGGGGCGCGTCGATGAGTGCTATGGCGAACACACGAGCGCTTGCAGATGCTGTATGCAGCCGGGCGCCAGACCGCCTTGAGCTTGATCATTTTGCGGTGTATCTGGCGCCCAGCGGGCGGCGGTGCAGGCTGTATCAGCAAAGCTGCGGCACTCAGCGCAACTCGTTTGCACTGCTTGTGTATGACCGGAAGGACGGCACGCCTGCTAGTCCGGTGAATGGCGAGAGCTTTGTGCTGAGCGCTGCGAACTTTCGTCTTCTTCGAAAGCTGGGTCGATGACCGCTGACAGCATGGTTGTACCCCTGTCGCGTGGGCACACCTACACCGAGCAACACCGACACGAGTGCGAAGTGGCCTATGTGGTGAGCATGCCCACGCGGCAGCACAGGGCTGAGTATCTCGACAGCCTGTCCAGGTGGCGCAGCGCTGAAGCTGTCTCTCGCTTGCGAGCCGATGTGCGCGCAGCATGGCAGGCACGCCGCGCCCCATCTCCCCATGGTGAAGGGAGCGCATTGGCGCGCGGCGCTGACGCAGGCGCGGTGAACTCGGCGCGCACCAATGAGGTGCCGGTCTCGGGTCCTTCCCCCATGGTCTCGCTCGAGGGTCCGTTGCGGCGCGTTGAGGGTGTAGACAGTGGGGCTGCGGCATAGTGAATTCGTCCAACTACGACGACGTCCTCGGGCAGATGCGGGCGGCCGGCCTGCTCGTCGATGCGCTCATCGTCGGCACCCGCCAGCGCTGCAAGGTCGACGGCGACCGGGAGAAGCGCGGCTGGTATCACCTGCACGACTGGCGCGGCCTCATCGTCGGCAGCTACGGCATCTGGCACGGCAACGACCCGGGCTCGATCAAGGTCGAGCTGGCCAAGGGCGCGCCGATGTCCAGCGAGGAGCGGGCGGCACTCAAGGCGCGCATCCTGGCCGACAAGAAGGCCGAGATGGCTGCGCGCCAAGGCCAGGCCGACCGAGCGGCGCAGCGCGCTGCCGCCATGTGGCGGCGTCTGCAAGCCGATGGTGACAGCGAGTACCTGCGCCGCAAGTGCGTGCAGGGCCACGGTGTGCGATTCGCCGAGAGCGGCACGCTGGTGGTGCCGCTGCTGGACGTCGGCGGCAAGATCCACGGCCTGCAGGCGATCTACCCGGCCGGTCACCCCAAGCGCAAGCGCCTGGGCCGCGACAAGGACTTCTGGCCGGCCGGCCTGGCCAAGCAGGGCCACTTCTTCCTGATCGGCAGCCCGGCTGTCGGCGCTGCGTGCCTAGTGTGCGAGGGGTACGCCACCGGGGCCACGCTGTACGAGGCCACCGGTTTGCCGGTCGCGGTGGCCTTCGACGCCGGCAACCTGGTGCATGTGGCTACGGCGTTGCGAGCTCGCTGGCGCGGCCTGCGCGTCTTGCTCTGTGCAGACGACGACTACCTCGGCAAGTGCGCCCATTGCGGGGGCCCGACTCTGACGGCGGCGCCGGCCTGCATGCACTGCGGCAAAGAGCACGGCCGCATGAACGCCGGGCTGATGGGAGCAGACACGGCCGCGCTGGCGGTCGAGGGCGCGGTGCTGCGGCCGGTGTTCGCCGCAGAGCGGTCGCTCGTCGACAAGGGGCCGACCGACTTCAACGACCTGCATGTGATCGAAGGCCTGCAGGCCGTCCGCGCCCAGGTAGAAACCCGCCTCTCGGCATTGAAGTGGGTGGGCGGGTCGCGGCTGGCCGCTGCCGCCTCCTCCGCTGGGGGAGGGGATGGCGGCGGAAGTGGGGGCCTTCGATCGATCACGACGGTCGAGGAGCTGCACGCGCGGTTCGCGTTGGTGTACGAAGCGACGGACACGGTGTTCGACGATCAGGAGCGCAAGCTGGTCCCCTTGGGCAGCATGCGCAACATTTGCAGCAGCAGGCAGTTGCACCGCTGGTGGATGGAAAGCGCCGACAAGCGCGTCGTGCGCCTCGAGGAGGTGGGCTTTGACCCGACCGAGCTCGACGTCACCGTCAAGTGCAACCTCTGGCGGGGATGGCCGACGACACCGCGCGCGGGCCGCTGCGACCGTCTTCTCGAGCTGGGCGAGTACCTGTGCAGCGAAGACAAGCATGGCGCGGAGCTGTGGCGCTGGCTGCTGCGCTGGCTGGCCTACCCGATACAGAACCCCGGCGGCAAGCTGAAGACTGCGGTCGTCATGCACGGCCCGCAGGGCACCGGCAAAAACCTGTTCTTCGAGGCTGTGCTCGAAATCTATGGCTTCTACGGCCGGCTGCTGGGGCAGGACGCCGTCGACGACAAGTTCAACGACTGGTCGAGCCGGCTGCTGTTCGGCGTGGCCGACGAGATGTTGGCGCGCGACGAGATGTACCACTCCAAGAACCGCGTGAAGGTGCTGATCACCAGCGACCGCATCCGCGTCAACCCGAAGAACACGGCCGCGTACTACGAACGCAACCATGCCAACTTCGTCTTCCTCAGTAACGAGCCGCAGCCGATGGCGCTGGAGCGCGACGACCGCAGATTCGGCGTGATCTGGACGCCGCAGAAGCACGACCAGGCTTTCTACAACGCGGTGCTCGCCGAAGTCCGCGCCGGCGGCGTGGCGGCCCTGCATGACCACCTTCTGCGCGTCGACATGGGCGACTTCGGTCCTGCGACGCTGCCACCCGTGACGCAGGCCAAGCAGGATCTGATCGAGCTGGGAATGGACAGCAGCGAGAGATTCTGGGTGGATTGGGCGGCCGGGTATCTGCCGATCCCGCTGACCACGGCAAAGAGCGAGAGCATTTATGCGGCCTACAGGCTGTGGTGCGTTGCTGAAGGCGTTGGAAAGCCGGCGCAGAAGAACACCTGTGTTGGCGCCTGGACAAAGCGGCCTGGCGTGCGCAAGGAAAGGCCCTATCACTTCGAGAACTACAGCCTGACCAAACGCATTCAGAGCATGGTCCTGCACCCCGCCGGCTGCGCGGTGCCTGAAAACATCACCGACCTCACGGCCAGCATCAACCGGTTCAACGAAGCCCTGACCGAGTGGCGCAAGCGCACCACCGACATGCCGCAGGGCAACAAGTCGGGCGCCGACCGACCCGCGCGAGCCACGGGAACCTACGGCCCGGACGCTGCAGACGATGACGCCGCGTACTGATTCCATGCAAGAAATCGACAAAAACGTGGTCAAGCAGGCACCTAAGCAGGCACTTAAGCAGGCACTTAAGCAGGCAGAAAAGGCCCGTTTTGCTGGGCACAAGCAGGCAAGCAGGCGCTCCGTGCGGGCGCCTGTGCAGGCGTGGGCGCACGTGTGCGGGCCCGCGTGTGCAGGTGCGGGCCCGCGCGCGCGCCTCCGCATGCCTGCTTACCTGCTTGTGGAGGGAAAGATGAGGGATTTCAACAACTTAGAAAAAGCAGCCGAAACCACCGGCTGCCTGCGTAAAGCAGGCGCAGCCTGCTGATCGGCGCAAAGGGGAAATCGATGAACATCACCTTCGACATCAGCGGCCTGAAGCAGTTGTCCGCCGAGCTCGTGGGCTTCAGCGATCGGCGCCTGGCCGCTGCGGTGGCCACCGGCATGACACGCACTGCAGTGGCCATCCGCAAGGACTGGCGCGACCAGTTGCAGAGCCGCTTCGATCGCCCTGAGCGGCTGACGTCAGGTGCGCCGGTCAGCACCATGGCGACGGCGCAGAAGCTCGAGGCCACGGTCAGGCTGTCGGATCTGTCCAGGGGTCGTGCCGGCGTTGCGCCCCAGGATTACATCGGCACCCACGAGCTGGGCGGCACCCGCCTGGTCAAGAAGTTCGAACGCGCGCTGCAGTCCAAGGGGGCCATGCCCGTCGGTTACAAGGCCGTGCCGGGTCAGTACGCCGATCTGGACGGATTCGGCAACGTCAGCCGCGGGCAGATCGTTCGGGTGCTGGCGCAGCTCGGCGGCGACTTCTCGCCGGGCTACGCGCAGGTGATCAAGCGCAACGCCCCGGCGCGGGCCGCTGCAGCCAAGCGGTGGGGGCGCGATTACGTGGCGATCTCCAAGCCCGTGGGCAGGCTTGCAGCCGGCATATACCAGCGACTGGGTGACGACCTGTTGCCGGTGTTCTTCTTCGTCCCGCAGGTCAGTTACCGGCGCCGCTTGTCGCTGATGGATGACGCCAGGCGGCTTGCTGGGTCGAGGCTTGGCGCTGAGGTCGGGAAGGCGATTGCCGAGAGCTTGACGCGACTGCGGTCTCGCCAGGGGCAGCCGTGAGCCAGGGCCCTGCCAGCGCGGCCGTGCAGGCCGGGAGCCTCGGCAGCCAGGCCGACTTCGCGCGCTCTCAGGGCTGGCAGAAAAGCTACGTCACCAAGCTCAAGGGCGAAGGGCGGCTGGTTTTCACGGACGACGGCCTGGTGGACTTCGCCGCCAGCCTGGCGCGCATCGGGCAGACCACAGGCGCGCCGGAGCGGGCCGCGCCTGCGGTGCAAGGCATCACCTACAGCACCTCGCAGGAGCGAGAGCGCTTCTACAGCGCGGAGTTGAAGCGCCTGGAGCTGGAGCGCGAGACCAAGAAGGTGCTTGAAGCCTCCGACGTCGCCAGTGTGGTGGCGGATGCCGGCGCCATCTTTCGCGCTGGCGTCGAGGCCTGGCGCGATCGATTGCCGCCGCAACTGGCGGCGCTCGGCGCCGACGAGCAGCGCATCGCCGCGATGATGGCCGACGAGTGCGAGCAGCTGCTGCGGCGCGTGTCCGAGCGCTTCGAAGCCCTGGCCAGTCGAGGGGCGGCACAGTGAACGAGACGGTGGACGCGCAAGACTTGCAAGCCCCGCCGCGCCAGCACGCTGCGGCCAGCGTCTACAGGCTGCTGCACCGCGCCACCGCGCCGAGGCAGCGCCTGACCGTGAGCCAGTGGGCAGACGCCCACCGAATCATCAGCCCCAAGCAAGGCGCAGAAGCCGGGCCTTGGCGCACCGCTCGCAACCCGCTGCTGCGCGAGCCCATGGATGCCTTGGGTCACCGTGGCGACGTGGTGCTGATGTTCCCCATCCAGTTGGGGAAAACCGAAGTCTTGCTCAACGACATCGGCTACAGCATGGACCGCGACCCGTGCCCGGTGATGATCTGCCTGCCTGGCGAGGTCAGCTTGAACAAGTGGGTTGCGCAGAAACTGCAGCCGATGATCGACGAGACGCCGGCCGTTCGCGCGGCGATGAGCAGCGTGGCCAGCCGAGAGGCGGCCAACACGCGGACCTTCAAAGACTTTGCCGGCGGGCAGCTTTTCGTGGAACACGCCGGCAGCCCCAGCCGCCTGAAAAGCAGCACCGTGCGCAAACTGCGGGTCGACGAGCTCGACGAGTTCGCGGCCAACTTCGGCAGCGGTGACGACCCCGTCGAGATGCTCAACGGCCGCACCAGCGCCTACCCGGGGAACTACTCGCGCGCCTACGTCAGCACGCCGCAGATGCGCAGCACGAGCCGCATCTTCTACCTGTGGGAGAAGAGCGACCAGCGCCGCTACCACGTACCGTGCCCGCACTGCGGAGAGCGCCAGCCGCTTGAATGGGGCGGCCTCAAGTGGAGCACCGTCGTGCACTCCGCGCAGCCGCGGCGCGCCTGGTACGTGTGCCGTGAGTGCGGAGCCGAGATCCACGAGTACAGCAAGACGGAGATGATGGCCGCCGGTACCTGGGTGCCAGGCAGGCCCGACAGCCCAACACGCGGCTACACCGCCAACGGCCTGTACTACGCCCTCGGCCTGGGCCCGCGCTGGGCAGACCTGGCCAGCATGTGGCTGGAGGCCCAGGGCGACCAGGCGCGCCTCAAGACCTTCATCAACGACCGTCTGGCCGAGCCCTGGGAGGACAAGGGCACAGCGAACGTCCGCGCCAACATCGTGGCCGAGCGCGCCGAGCCTTACCCACTTCGCACGGCCCCGCGCGGCGTGGTGCGAATCACCGCCGGCTGTGACACGCAGGACGACCGGCTTGAGCTGCACATCATCGGCTGGGGGCGTGGCCTCAGCTTCCACGTCATCGATTACGTCGTCATCCCCGGCGACCCCGCGCTGCCTGACGTGTGGACTGCCGTCACCGATCTTCTCAACCGGCCGGTGCAGCATGAAAGCGGCGCCCTGCTCAGTGTCGAGGCCACCAGTTTCGACATGCTCGGCCACCGCACAGAGGCCGTGAAGCACTACGTGCGCAGCCGTCGCGTGCGCCGGCCCATGGCCAGCTTCGGCGCCACGGCCAACACCGCGCCGATCCTTGGACGCGCCAAGCTGCAGGACGTGACCTGGCGCGGCAAGACAGACCGGCACGGCGTGCACATCTACCAGCTCGGCACGGTGGACGCCAAGCATGTGCTTTACAGCCGCTTGGCCGCCGACCACGACGAGCTTCAGGCCTGGAACAACAAGCCAGAGCGGGAGCGAGACGACGCGCCGGCCCGGCAATGCCACTTCAGCGACCAGCTGCCGCCCGAGTATTTCGAAGGGCTCATCAGCGAGGTCTTCAACCCCAGCAAGAACCGATTCGAGAAGCGGCGCGGCGCGGTTCGCAACGAGCCTCTCGACACCTGGGTGCACGCCTACGCAGCCGCCCATCACCCAGAGCTGCGCCTGCACCGTGCTTCAAGGGCGGACTGGGATCGATGGGAAGCCGCGCTGCGCGGCAGCGCGCCTGTTGCGCCACCGCCGCCGGTAGCCGGCATTGATGTTCCTGCGCAGGTAGTCACGAAGCCTGGCAACACCGCCGCAGAGCCGCCGCAAGACGGCAAGACACCGCCGACTCCAGCACCCGCCACCTACATGCAACAGATCAACCGCCTACGCCTTGGACGCCGCTGATGGACGTGCTCACCCTCATCCTGCGCACCGTGCGCCAGCAGATCGAAGCCACCGGCGTGCCGCCGGACCAGCTGCAGGACGC